ACCATCCCAGTTTGAGCGTACGAAGGAGATGGGGTGTTGTAGAGCCTAGGAAGATGGTACGTGTATCTGGTGTATCGCCACCGATAGTTTTCCAAGGCTTCAATAACGATTTAAACACGTTGGTGAGGGCTGTGAAAGAACGCGTTTTCTTTGTAAAGCACAAAGGCGCGTTTGTTCCTCCACCTCAACCTAAACCTGGCCATTTTGAGCAGACACTTTCATCAGTGTTTGCTCGACTGCAACCACTTCTTCCGCGTTCCGCCCCGATGACGCGGTCCCAAGTTGTTGGGACCTTCCGGGGCTCGAAACGGAAGTTGTATGAGCGGGCAAACCAAAGTCTCAATGAGAAGAGTCTTTGTGTAGAAGATAGCCATGTTAAGGTGTTCGTCAAATATGAAAAGACGGATTTTACATCCAAGACGGATCCAGTTCCTCGTGCGATCAGTCCGCGATCGCCGAGATATAACCTTGAGTTGTTCTGTTTCATTAAACATCTCGAGGAGCGTATTTTTCATTCTTTGGATGGCTTATATGGCCATCCTACTGTTTTCAAAGGGATGAACTCATCCCGTAGCGGCAAAATGTTGTATGAGAAGTGGTGTATGTTTAGTGACCCTGTGGCACTTGGGTTGGATGCAAAGCGGTTTGATCAGCATTGCTCCATTCCAGCGTTGCGGTGGGAACATGATGTTGAGGTTGCATGCTTTCCCCGTGCAAAGCACAAACGTGCTTTGCGGAGGTTGTTGGACTTGCAACTGCATAATCACTGTAAAGGTTACACTGCTGACGGAAGGGTCAAATACGTGACGAATGGCGGGCGGATGAGTGGAGACGGCAACACTTCCCTTGGGAATTGTGTGCTTATGTGCTCCATGATTCGTGCCTATGCCGATTCTTTGCGGATTGTTATTCAGCTTGCTAACAATGGCGACGACTGCGTCGTTTTTATGTCTCGAGCTGATTTGGCCCGTTTCTCCGAAGGTTTGGATGCGTGGTTCACTGCTATGGGGTATTCCATGACAGTAGAGCCACCGTGTTCCACTTTTGAGGAGATAGAATTCTGTCAAACTCATCCTGTTTTTGTTGGCCC